TTCATGTTTTCTCCCTTGTTTTGGTATACCTAATTATTTCACGAATGATGCTTTGTGTCAACTATAAAAATAAAAATAATAAAAAATAATTTCGTGCCAGACAAGTCTATGCAAGTCTTGTGCCAATAAAAGCTGCCTTCTCTCCCACGCAAACAATCCAGACATGTCTTGCGCCCGATTCACCTCTCGCCTAAGCAAGCCGCAGCGCAGCGCAAACATGCCCCCCTCGAATCACACCCCCCCCACCAAACTATATCAAGTACAAAATAAAGTCCTATGCCCTCATAACTATTTTTCCCCCACCCCTAGTCTCCTAACTATGCGAAATTACACCTAACTTAGGCTACAACCTCGATTAGGGGTTATTTAACCTGGAATAGGGGTAGATCTGCCTTACCAGATTACCACTCCCCCACAGACAAGCGTAAGCGTAGACTTTTTTACATACGAGCGAAGCGAAGTGTGTAAAAAGGGGCTGTCCAGGTATTGACATGTGCAATGTACTGTGCTATGGTGAGAAAATGAGGAAACCTACCAAATTTAAGGCTGGCTGTTATAACTGGCAAATATACTGGAGTCAGGAAGAGGCTGAGGAATTGTACGGTAAGACAGATTCTCATACCAAGGTAGTTACTATATACAAGTGCAAAAATGATGAGATAACCAGGGAGACACTACTGCATGAGATACTCCACGTAGTAATGGAAGATAAGGCAGAAGCAGTATTTAACTTTGACCCTGACAAGAAAGAATATGACAAAGAGGAGAACCTTATTAGACTAATATCGCCAGTTCTGATGCAAATAATAAATGATAATCCTGAACTATGGCAATTCCTAAGCAAGGGTAGTAAGAAATGAGCGAAATTCAGTCAAAATATGACCTAAAAGCCGCTAAGGCTATGTTCATGGACTTTAAACCCCTGAAAGAGATAGCTAAGGTCCTAAATATTAAGTACCGAACACTGGTATATCATAAAAATAAGTGGGAAGAAGAGCGAAATCTGGTACGTAAGGAAATTTTACGAGATCTAGCTGATAACAAGAGAGCGATTTTAGTAAATCTTACTTCAAATTCGCTTGATTGCGTAGATAGGGCTATAGAAGACCTAAAGAAAAGGGACAAGCCTCCTACAATACACGAAGCTCGATTGCTAACTAACATCATATCTGAGATTGATCGTATAATCAGACTAGATGATGGGGAGCCTACCGATATAATTAGTGAACACAAGCCTTCTACGGTAATCGAGTTGAAGGCAAAATTAAAAAAAGACCCATTCTACATCGAGGATGCGAGTTTTAGGGAGATCGACGATGAAAAAATTATTAGCACTACTACTTCTGGTTCCAATGATAGCGATGAGCCAGATAACATTAACGAAGAATAACCATATTGTATTCAAAGGAGTTGTAAATGGGCAAAGCGTTGCTAAAGCTTCAACAGAGCTGCTCAAACTTAGTTTCAAATCTAAGCCAGGGGACACGTTATATATTGTTCTTGATAGTCCTGGTGGTTCTGTCTACGATGGGCTCAATTTTGTTCAGTTATTTGCTACGATACCTCGGAATGTGGAGTGCATAGCTAAAACAGCTCATTCTATGGCACATCACTTTCTACAAGCATGTCCTGGCAAGAGACATGGTTTATCGAACATGATGTCTATGGCTCACAGAGCAGCCGGAGGATTTAAAGGCACTTTTAATAAGGGAGATGTTGAAAGAGATTTAGAATTATGGACAGGAATTGTACAATCTATGGAAATAGTAAATGCTAAACGTATGGGACTTAGTTTAGAAAAGTATCAATCTCTAGCAAAAGATGAATACTGGTGTCATGGATATAATTGTGTAAAGAAAAATTTTGTAGATCAAATTAGTCAGGTTAGTTGTAGTGAGGAACTAGTAAATGAAGAAACTAGTAGAGAAGTAAAGACATTTTTTGGTAATTACAAAGTATATGAATCTAAATGCCCTCTTATAGGTATGACTAGATACGAAAGAGTACCAAGAAGAAGATGAGTTTAATAGATCTAAAACCTAGCGATGCCCTTTATTTACAAATTATGGATGATTTGCATAAATTCTGGGCTCCGCATAGTGGACAAGTAAAAGTAGGGATGCCTCTTATAAAAGGAGACGTCTCTACAGTCTTTATTCAGTGTGGACGTAAATGGGGCAAGACTGACTTTGCTGCGTATATGTTATGGAGACACGCTTTACTCAATCCAGGGTCAACTTGCTACTACATTACTCCAGAATTAGCTCATGGTAGAGAAATTGTTTGGCATAACGGTCGTCTATCTCAATTTGGTAGAGAAAAAGATGAAAAAGGTCGCTTTGTACCTGGTGGAGAAGAACCACTAAAAAAATATATTAGACATATAGCAAATACTGACTCACGTATTACATTTAAAAATAATAGTAGTATAAAAATTGTAGGCTCAGAAAACTGGGCTGCTGCTAACGGTCTTACACCCGACTTTGTGGTATATGACGAGTTTAAAGTATTTCATCCTATGTTCCATACTGAAATGAACCCAAACCGTATTGTTCGTAAAGCACCTCTTGTAATAATTGGAACACCGCCTAAGCCAGGCGACCGAAATCAAGAGCAATACATGGAGTTTGCTGATGAATGTCTTAAAAGAAAAGACTGTGCACACATTATCGCCTCATCTTATGATAACCCCCACATGCCTAAAGAGGAGATCGACAAAGAAATTGAAAAGCTCAGGGCTCGTGGTGAAGATGATGTTGTCAAACGAGAGTATTTTGGAGAAATCAGCTTGGGAGGAAGAAATGCTATTTTCCCCATGTTTGATGCCAAAAAAATGGAACCTTTCAAAGGAGTAATGAATGATATATCAAAGGATCTTAAAAAGCTTGATTGGTACTGCATTACTGACCCTGGCTCCACTACTTGTTTTGCCGTTCTTTTTGCTGCTATCAATCCTTATACTAAACAGGTGTATCTTCTTGATGAGATTTACGAAACTGCGCAAGAGAATACGTCGGTTAGACAAATATACCCCAGAATAAAAAAGAAAATGGAAGAGTTAAATCCTTACATAGAGGTAGATGATTGGTACAAGGTATATGACGAAGCTGCTGCCTGGTTTGCTACAGAGCTAATGGGTCAATTTGGAGATTACTTTATGCCAACAGCAAAACATCTACATAAGAAAGAGAATGGATTATCACTATGTAAAGACCAGATGGTATATGAAACTTTAACTATTACAGATCGTATGCAAAAACTAAAATGGGAAATACAGCAGTACGTAAGAACAGATAAAGGTGATATACCTAAGAAAAATGACCACTTAATTGATTGTTGGCGTTACTTAAACGCTGCTGCAAATTACGATATGAATGAAGTTATAGAGAAAAAGAGAGAAAAAGACCCTAATGACAGAGGAATGAGAAGAATATCTCAAGATATTAATGATTTAGGTAAAGAAACTGATTGGACACGAAACATAATGCCCTGGGAGGAGTAAACTATGGATATTACACAAATTTCAATAATTTTATCAATTATTTCTTGCATTTTGACAGCAATTCTGTTACCTTTTACGCTGTATGCTCTGATTTTGGTGAAAAGTTTAGAAAAACAAACACACACCGTACAATTTATGCCAGCCGAGGAAGCTTTGAATCCATCAAAGTTTGCCGACCCTGACAACGTATTCGATGAAATAAATCAAGAGCAACAAGATGAAAATGAAGAAATCTACCGTATGGTATAGGAGCATAAATGAGTTTTTTTGACGATTTAACAGCAGACAGTCCTGATAAAATCAACGTAAAACCGTTTCATGCTATAAAAAAAGAAGATGAAAAAGAAGTTCTTACTTGGTGTAATAAAGTTGTAGAAACACTAGAAAAACAAGCAGTAGCTAGAAACTCTAGTATAAGAAAAAATTTAGAAACATATAGAGGTATTTCAGCCTCGGTTCTTAGAAGTGATATCCGAAGATCAGAGCGACAATTTCTTCAGAGAGTAAACAAGTTTGTAGTTAATCACTTACATGATATGACTGAAACTCGTATTTCACAATTATCACGACTAAAACCTGCTGTAAATGTTTTACCTACTAATGATGAGTACGAAGATAGAAGCGCAGCTAAAGCTACTAAGTATCTTATTGATCATTTATGGTATTTGAATAATGTAGATGAATTAAGACAAAAAATGCTTAGAAATGCTTTCATCTTCGGGGAATCTTATTGCTTTATAACGTGGAATAAGGATAAAGGAGATCTTCATCCTATGTACGTAAAAGCAAGAGATATGGGTATGCCATTAACAATGGTAGATGAGCAAGGACAACCTGTAACAGATGCTAATGGTAGCCCTATTGTAATGGACCCTACAGATCCAGTTTATATAGGAGATATAGACTACGAAATAGAAGTTCCTTGGAGAGTATTATTACAAAGACAAAAATCTTTAGATAAAGTAGAATATTGTTTTAGAGTAAGTGTAGAATCTACAGAGACATTAAAAAAAGAGTATCCTGATAAAGCAAACAAATTAAAACAAACTACAAATGTAAAAGCTTTTGATGCAGATACTTTAACAGATCATTTACTAGAAGAAGATACTGTAATATACGAATTTTATCATAAAGCTACAAAATACTGTAAAAAAGGTTATTACGTAAAATTTACTAGAGATGTTATCCTAGAAATGAGCGAGCTACCCTTTTCACATGGACAACTACCTTTTGTAAGATATACAGATATGGATGTACCAGAAGTTCTTAATGGTGTATCTCAATATGAAATGGTCAGACCTATTCAGAACATGCATGATAATTTGTCTACATTATTGGCTAAAAATATTTATCTTATGGGACACGCTAAATGGGTTATGCCTAGAGGTGCATGTAAGATTGAATCATTAGGTAATGATAATACTATTGTTCAATATCAAGGTCCAATAGCACCTCAAATGATGCAAACAGCACCTAATCCTCCTGAAGCATATAACTTTAGAAATATGTTACGTGAAGAAATGGGTCAAATTTATGGTATTCAAGGAGTATCTAGGGGAACGCCTCCTAAAGGTATTACAGCAGCCGTAGCTTTGCAATTTCTTAATGAGCAAGAGCAAGAGCGTAACAGTACCACAGTAATTAAACACAATGACATGATTAAAGACATTGCAAAAATGACATTAGCTGTTTGTGGTGATTACTATGATGCAGATGATGGACGTATGCTACGTATTGTAGGAAAAAATAATAAATACAGTATAAGACATTTTGATTCAGCTAATCTAAACAAAAATTATGATATTAGATTAGAGTTAGGTACAGGATTACCAGAATCTAAAGCAGGTAAAATACAACGTATTGTTGAAATTATGCAGATGAAACCTGACCTGCTATCTAATGAGAGATGGATTGATTTACTAGATTTAGGTGATACAGAAAAAATGAATAACTTATTGACTGTGGCTGTAAGAGCTGCTGAATCTGAAAATGAAGATATGATGGCAGGTAGACCTGTTGGAGATCCAGAGGATTTTGAAGATCACATTTTACACTGGAAAGTACATACTAAAGCAATACAAGAACGAACATTTAAAGAAGAATGTCCACCTAACCTAAGAGAAGAGATGTTAGAGCATATATCAATTCATGAATTTTTAATGGTGGAAAAAGCTAGAGCAAATCCTGGGTTTGAGGCTAAATTAGCTGAGTTACCTAATTTTCCAATATTCCCTAACGGATTTGTACCTAGATCTATAGAGCAGCAACGTCTTATAGTACAAGGACAAACTAATCAAGGTATGCCTGTTACAGGAAACATACCAGGAGAAGATAAATCAGAAATACTAGAACAGGGAGAAAACAATGAGTGAAATTAACGAGAACGCTGTGCAAGAAATTAATCAAGAAGTAGATTTAGCACCAGAGGCAAATGAAAACGCTGCTGTACTATCTTTTGATGAGCTTGATCAATTGACTGACGGAAGAGAAGGAGCAGAACTACTAAGTGAAAGTAAGAAAGAGAGTGCGACAAAAGAGGACAAATCAGAACCTAAAGCAGAAAGTAATTCAGAAGAGATCGAAGCTTCAGAAGAAGCGATTGAAGAGGAAATTAAAAAAATCCTTGCTAGACAGGGGGAAGAAGATGTCGAATTATATGCCAATACGATGTTTAAACACAAAGTTGATGGAGAAGAAGTAGACGTAGACTTACAAGAATTGCTTAATAATTATAGTGGTAAAGTATCTTATGATAAAAAATTTCAAGAGTTTTCTAGTCAAAGAAAAGAATTTGAAGAGTATAAAAATGTATATGACAAAGATATAGAAACAATAAATGGATATATTAATAATTTTGCAGAAAAAATAAAAAATAACGATGCGATGGGTGCATTAGAATATTTTGCCGAGTTTTCCGGTATGAAGCCTCACGAGTTTCGGAGGGAACTTCTAAACCAATTAGCTCCAGAAGTATTTAGATTAAATGAAATGAGCCCAGAGCAGTTACAAGCAGAAGATTTACGTGCTCAAAACGAATATCTACTGCGTCAACAAGAGTCTGATCAGAAACGATCCCAGGAACAGCAAGCCCAAAAGGAACTGGAAATGGAAATCGCCAATGTTCAGGAAGCTCACAATATCTCAGATGAGGATTTTAACAATGCGTATCAAGAACTAATTGATGGAGAATTTGAAGGTAAAATTACTCCTGCTATCGTGGCTGATTATTATGTACATAGTAAAGCCTTCTCCACAGCAGAGTCAGTTTTAACTCAAGTAGATCCAATGCTTGTAGAACAAGGCAACATTCTTGAAACCCTTCAAAAGATTGTGATGGAGAACCCTTCTTTTGATAACGAGGATTTAGTTGAAATTGTACAAGACGTTTATGGTGACATTGTAAAGACCGCATCAAAATCTGTTTCTAAAAAGGTTACACCTAAGAAACAGGAAAAAAAGGAGCCCACATCTAAAGAAGATTATTTAGATTGGGAAGATTTATAAACTTAATTAAAGGAGACACATTATGTCACAATTTTTAGGCGTAGGACATGGTCAGAGTTTAAGTGATCAAGGTTTAAGTCTTACAGATGCGTCCAAATTGTTTAAAATTAAGTACGAGAAGCTTTCTGAAAATGTATATAACTCAGCTAACGTACTTTTAGGACGAGTAAAAAAATCATACAACTTTACAGGTAAACAACTTCAACTGACAATCCCTCAGTCTTTTGCTGGTGGTGTTGGTTCAGGTAAATTGCCTTCAGCAAACGTAGCTAAGTATAGTGAAGCTATCATCAAAGCTAAAAAAGTTTACGCTGTTGTAGAAATCGACAGAGAAACAATTAAAGCTGCTTTATCTGATGAAGGTGCTTTCGTACGTGCTACAAAAGAAGTAGTTAAGAAAGGTGTTGAATCTTATATGAGAAACATGTCTCGTATTCTTTTCAATGACGGTTCTGGTAAATTAGGTTCTACTCTAGCAGTAGACGCTGCTGATGCTCAAGCTGCTAAATTAACTAGTACATCAGAAGGTATCCAAGTACCTATTGCTGACATGAAAGAAGCTAACTTTGAAGAAAGAGATCTTATAGATGTTACTGTAAGTGCTTCTGCTTCTGTTGGAGCTGGTACTAAGATTGACGGTGTTGAAATTATTGCAGTAGATCCAGATGAAAAAACTATCACTCTAGATAGTGCAAAAGTATCTTTAGGTAACTTTGAAGACGGTTCAGGAAACCTTCAATCTGCTGACCTATTTATGCAAAACTCTGAGAACAACGATCCAATTGGATTGAAAGTTCTTTCTAACGAAGCAGGAGAGACTAAGCTTCACGAAGTAGACAGAGGACGTAGATGGAACGCTCAGGTTAAAGATGCTGAAGAAGCTGCTATCTCTACTGACATGTTAAATGAAATGATGTTAAAAGTTAAGAAGGCTTGTGGTAAGACTCCTAACTTAATCGTTACTTCATTTAAGCAGTACGAAAAAATTCTTAACCTACTAGAAGATCAAAAAAGATATACAGTAAATACTAGAGCTGGTCTAAAATCCAAGTCTGGTGCTGACATCTCTTTTAGTGGTGTTGAGTTCATGTCTGTTGACGGACCTATTGGGATCTTCCCAGAGCGTTTCGTTGAAGACGACAGAATCTACCTTCTAAATGATTCTCACATTCACATCTACCACAGACCTGACTTCGGTTGGTTTGACGATGATGGAACTGTTTTCCTACGTAAAGCAGGAGAAGATTCTTACGAAGCTAGATATGGTGGATACCTAGAGTGTTACATTAATCCATGTTTTCATGGCGTAATTCACGGTCTATCCGTATAATCTAAAAGAGGGTGTTCCTCCCTAACCCTCTCCCCCAGGCTGGTTAAAATGGTCTGGGGGTTTTTTAGGGAGTTACTTTGAGATAACCAAAAGGAGACAACATGTTAAGAAGTATTAAATCAGGTCAGAGAAAAATGAGAGTAATCGCACTAAAGCTTGAAGCAGGTGCATTATTAGATGTTCTTGATAAAAGACAAGTAGAAAAAGTTGGAAATGATATTAAAATTAAAGTACCTTTTGCACAAATGCCAATAGTAATGGTAAATGGTGTAACAGCTTCCGCTACAGCAGTAGATACAGTAACTATATCGGCTGGAACAGAAGGTGATATTTTAATCATTGGATCTGACACAAAAGAAAAATACTAAGTAGATTAGCCCCTTCGGGGGCTTTTTTAGGAGAATAAATGTCATCAAGTAATAAAAAGACTTTTAAAACATCGGAAACTAGTAAGCAAGCTGGAGATACAGTTACTTCTGATGCCATTTCACTAGACCCTTCGACAAAAGAGCATATACTTGTTACAACAGTAGATAGTAGTGCTAATTTAAGTGGGCAGGTAGATATAGAATTAGAGATGAGTCCAGATGGACAAAACTGGTGTCCTGCGCAAGTAAAAACTACTACAACTACATCAGGTGAAACTACAGAAGCTATTGTAGGAAATGAAAAAGCTGTTGATTTATCAGGAGATACAAGAAATAAATTTGCTAGAGGTAGACTAGAATACAATCTATCAGACGGATTAGATTACTCAGGTAATTATCCGCTACAAGAAAGAGCTAGAAAAGATGGATCAGATTTTGTTCATCACATGATAGCCGTAAATAAATCATTTAATTATAGTGGTTGGTACAATTCAGATGTACAGCCATCTTCTACATATACGCCTGTTCTATTTAGAAACGGAGGGATAGACGATTTTGAAAATATAAAAGCTGTTGAATTAACCGATGTATTAGGAGCAGGTACAGTAGTAAACACACAAAACCCTTTCGCAGAAAAGTGGAATTTTTCTACGTTTGTACTCGAAGGAATAACTCCTTTTGATGATTACACAATTGCGTATTGGTATGATTCAAGTTATGCTCTCGGTCCTGAATATTATCATGTAGACCAATCTCTTAAAGGTATTGGTTTTTATGATAATCCTTCAGCAGCGAACTTATTTTTAGGACTGAACTATTATTCTTATAGTAATGAGGGAGGTACAAGTACACTCTTTAACTCCGCATACTCCAATGCTCCTTACACACCTATTGACGGGACTTCTTCATATTTAATAATTAAAAGACACAAACTAAATGGAGATGGTACTGCAACAGCAACCGCAAATGTATTTAGAGATGATGGTACAGCCATGGTTCTAGATGGACTAAGCAATACTCAATACAGTTTTACATACAATGTTGGTACTGCTTATACTACAGCCGCAGATGGATCTGCCGCAGCTTCTGGTAGTAATATAGCACGTATGGATGAATTTATTATTATAGGTGATTATGTATCTGATGCAAATCTTTCTACTTTATACAGTACAACCGCCACAGGAATAAATGCTGTAGATGCATCCACTTTACCAGATATTCAAGCTTGGTATAGATTTGGAGACAATGGTACAGATACCAAAGCAGCCATCTCTAACAATATAACAGCTTCAGGTAGAACTAATCAATTTCCAGGAGCATCTAATTCATCATTTACATCTAGTGACGCTATTCCGACACTATCTACTTCACATGCTTTATATAGCGCAGGTCCTCAAAAAACAACGCAAAATTTGTGTAATGGTATGGGAGCTATAGAAAATGGTAACGCAGTAGAAACATCTTCAGTTGGAACAGGAGCACCAAGGGGAGGCATTATTCAAGATGACTCTACCTTTGATCTAACTACAAATTTGTGGAGCGTTGGCGTATGGTTTAAATGTAACACTAACGTAGGAACTGGAAATCCTGTTCCTTCTACAGGATCTGTATCACAACAAGCTCTTATGACTTCTTATGGAGTATCAAGCAATTTTTTTGGAGGACTAGCTGCTTATTTTGCAGGAACAGATTTTAGAGTAGGATGGTTTGCTGGAGGATCTGCCTTTCAGTTTAAGTGGGCTACTTTATCTACAGATCCGGGAGCATCTATTCTAGATGGTAATTGGCATCATTTATTAGTATGTAAAAATACTACGTCACAAGATATATCTAGTAATATAGGACTTAGATTTTTTATAGATGGATCAGAAATAACCGGATATAGCCTTGCAGGAACTTTAACTACTACATCGGCTATATTTGATAAGGCAACAATCGGGTATGGTAATATATCTAATGCTGCTTATAATCATTTTACACACGCTTCTATAGGCTCTTTTTTAAGTATAGGTAAAATGGACAATGCCTGTTTTTGGAAATCAGATCAGAGTGCAAATGCATTAACTATATATAATTCTGGTAAGCCTCAAACAAATCCTACAGGATCTCCTCACTCTCATCTACGTTTTGAAGATTCTAATGATTTAGCACTAAATAGTGTTACAGGAGCAACAGTTTCTTTAGATACAGCAGCAGCAGCAGCTTCTTGGTTAGTTCAACAATCATCTTTAGCAAACACTGAGTCTATATATGTTAGTGCTTCTCCTTCTCTTAATAATTTATTTACAACATCTTCAAATCTTTCAATATCAGGCTGGTTTAAAACTACTGCTGACGCTACAGGTACTTTATTTAGTAATACAGAGGGAGCAGCAATCACTGGCATGATTATGCAGGTTACCTCTAATACAATGGTACTTACTCTAAATGACGGATCTACTATACAGACAATTACGGCTAATGTTGATGTAAATGATGGAACCAACTGGCATCATGTTTTATTAACTAAAAATGATTCAGGTACAAATCAATTTACTATATATGTAGATGGAGAGCAGATAGCTCAATCAAGTGTTTCAATTACAGACGCTCATTTAAAAGGAACTAACGGATTTACATTACTAAGTGATGGAGAAAATAATGCTAATGCTATAAATCCAGCTCCTACAGATATTTCCAAGTTAAATGCCTCTTTATCTAACTGGTCAATACATTCAGAAGTTTTAGATCAATACGCAGCAAAGCAGCTTTATAGTAACGGACATGTTCGTAATATAAAGAATTTACCTAGCGTAACCCCTGCTAATATTGAAGCTTGGTGGCAATTGAATGATGCTACAAATCCTCAAAATGATTTAGTAGGATTTAATCATTTGCAGTATCAAGATGATTCGGGACAAGATTTAGCAAATACTAAAAATATAAAGGGACCATGTATTTTGGATTATGGAGTGTATGAAGAACAAAATAATGGAGGATTACTAAGTCCTAATCTTAATTTTTATAATCATGGTTCGGCAAATTCTTACCAAACTTACAATTTTTGGGTCTACTATCCAAGCAACGCTTCAGGATCTAGTGCCTTATTAGGTGATTATGTTAGTACAAGTGGGGGATACTTTTTTTGGGCTACTAATGGAACTAGTGGGCTTCCTAATCTTTGTTTTTTAACAAATTCTAGTTATAATACTCAATTTATAGGTATAAACTTAGCTTCTCAATATAGAGATACCTGGACAATGATTACTTTTGTTACTGACCCAACTTTTAGTAATTCAAAATTTTACATAAATGGACAGAAAGTAGAAAATCTTGATGACCCTAATAATCCAAAGGCTTATGATGGCATTGGTACTGGAGTAGCCTATTTGTTCGGTAGTAACAGCGCTATTACTAATAGTGGGTTTCTCTGTGCTAGGACATACGGAGGAGCTTTTTATAATGAAGCTTATACAACATACGCACCATTTAGTCCTACTGATTATGGAATAGATGAATATACAGCTTGGGATAAAGGACTAAGTGATGCAGAAGTTCAAGAACTTTATGATGATAATAACTATGCTATACACTCAGCAAGTGCTGACTTATATAGATGGATAAGATTTGGAGATGGGGCTAATGATAGTGAATCTAGTCTTCAATGTCAAATAGATAGTACCTTTGTACTAGATAAGGATACAGGTGTTACAGCTACTTATTCAGCTACTTTAACTAGTAGTGATAGTATCTATAAGAGTGCTACTGCTGCCCCTCTTAGCACTACTGTAGTACCTGCTACCGGAGCTACCTTAATACAAGACACAATAAATGGTAATGGTATGACCTTATCTTTAACTAAGAATTTTGATTTTGTATCAGAGTCTTGGGTAACAGACGCCAGTGGAGACGCAGCCTTTTGCCTATCGTTTAACGGATTTGAGTCTCAAGCAGAATACTTTGCTTTGTGGAAATGTCATCAGACAAAAGATAATTATGATGTAAACTTTTTAGATGGAAATTGGCATAACATAGTTCTTTCCTATAGAAACACTACAGAAGGCTCTAATGTTAAATTTGGACCTTATACAGCTACAGGCATAGGAGCCGCTTTTAACTGGAACCTAAGTATGGATGGAATTGAGCTAAATGATCAGAACAGTAGTATAGGGGTAGATTATATAGGAGGATTAAACTCTTTCTTAGCACATAACAATGTTAATATAGGATTTCCTATTTACAATAGACATTTAAAATATGTTGGAAGTACAGAAGAAAAATATTTAGCACATACTCAAGGTGGAGCTACAAATATTTACGAAGATACCTCTGTCGGAGTTACACAAGATAATCCTTACGGATTTATTCTACAACCTCCTATAAGTACAGACACACCATGGACTTTCCAAGGACTTATTGATGAAACCTCTTTTCACAGCCAGGATTTTTGGACAAGTAGTGGAGGATCTGATCCAACAAATTTTGAGTCAGAATATCCTGCAACAATATATGGTAACACTAATGGTTTAAGTGGTACTAGAGGGATCGGAGCTACTTATGCTACAGGGATTCCATACCCACTAAACGACCCATCAGCTATTGGAGCTAATCCTGGGACTAGTCAATACATAAATCCAGACAGATATGATGCATCTACAAATCCAGGAGGAGGACTAGAAGCATGGTGGAGGTGGGGAGACACCGACACTGACTGTGGAGAAAATATTAATGATGTTAAAGATAGGGCAGATGGAGTACCTAATCATCACATTAGAGCAGTATCTATTGATACTCAAGATCTTCATTTTCTAGACACTGCTCCAGATTCTACTTATTTAGCAAATCAAGAAGCTACTACTACACAAGGGTCAGCTATCACAGAGTTTGTTAGTGTAGTTATGAGCAATATTGTAGATACTGCTTGTAATGTTAAAGATCTAGCTCAACCTATTCTTCAGTATTTAAGAGTTAAAATTACTGGTACAGGCTCAGTAGATTTAGGAAAAGGCAAGGCAGAAACTTCTATTTACTTTACTAAGAGGAGAAAAAAATAATGGCATCAGCACATGCTTTAATATTAGCTAAAAATTTATTGACAGGATCAGCCGAGGGACTTACTGACGCAGCAGGAAATGAAATGCCAGCAGTTAATTTAGCTGACTTTGATCCTAATGATCCAAATGGAGGTAAGTATGTTAGGTATAGTAAACCTCAGGTACTATCTCCAAAAGCAGACGAACTTATTTTTACAGCAATTGTTTTAGGATGTGCTGTAAAATTGTCTTTACAAATGAGTCCAGATGGGGTAAACTGGTGCGATTGTGTATTAGCAGATGGCGGAGTATGTAAGGTAGAATGTGATCCTACTATACAAAACTGTTATGTACAGCCTATAGATGTAGGCGTATTACAGTACGTTAGATTTAAAATATATGACGTAGCGTCTTCTAATGGAGACTGTACAATAAGCTTAAACTTTACACTTAATTAGGAGTATATATGAGTATCGGAGTATCTTACAATTTTATCGACCTTACAGATGGGGAATGGCACATGCTACCTCAAAATGCTGAAAATATAGTTTTTGAATGTTTTGATTCAAATACACAAGCACCTCAAGTATCTATTGGTATTAAAACTTCTCATGGAGAAGGATCAGCAGAACATACACTAGCTACTATTAAAACTAATGCAGGAACTAATGAGAAAGATCATTTAGAACTAAATGCTTCTGACACATCGCATCCATTTGTATTACAAAGGGTAAAAGCTGATTACACAGGTACAGAAACAATTTATGTAAGAGTTTACTTTTCACACTCTAGGAGAGCTAGATAATGGCTAATACTATAAATATAGGGAACGCAACTTCCCTCATAATAAAAATACCAGCTAGGGGAGAAACCAACTGGTCACAAGAATTTAAAGAATATTTTGCTGATGTAATAGCAGATCATGATCACACATCAGGGCAAGGAGCCAGAATTAAAAATTCTGCGCTAGTAACCTACACTATGGTTAATGATGGAGCTGTTTTTAAAGACGTTAATAACAACGAAGTAGCTTACGTAGAAACAGATGTTACAGTAAGTACAGATACTATTCAAAATAGTGCTGTAACTACAGTTAAGATTGCTGATGACGCTGTTACTGGAGACAAGATTGCTGATAATTCAATTACTACTGATCATATTGCTCCCGATACAGTAATTGCTGCTGACATTGCTACTAATGCTATTACCGAAGATGAACTAAGAGATGATGCTTCTGATGATAGTTTAAGAGCTGTAAGCACTAACCATATTAAAGATGCTAATGTAACTACGGCTAAAATTGCAGATGCAAATATTACTACATCTAAGATTGCAGATGCAAACGTGACTACAGCTAAAATAGCTGATTCTAGTGTAACTGTAGCTAAGATTGCAGATTATAATGTAACTACAGCTAAACTAAATGGAGAAGCTGTAACTACAGAAAAAATAGCTGATGCAAATGTAACTGCTGCAAAGATAGGTTCAGACGTTGTTCTTTCTACGTTAAATAATGTTTCCTCAACTACGCCTTCAACAAATGATACTTTAGAATGGTCTGGTACTGAATGGACACCTACTACTAGAGTAGTTACTGTAAGCACTAATACAACTATAAGTAATGATATATCAGACACTACATTTGTTTTAACTACTGGAAGTTTAACTATAGAAGCTACAGTAAAAAGATGTAGAGTTATCTCTGATAATAGTAATGCTTCATTAAAAATTAGTAGCAATGGTATTTTTACTAATAACTATGTAAATATAACAGGAAATTTAGATCTAAGTGATTGGGATCCTGAAAGTGGATCTGCTTCAGAGTTTAGTCATAATCATGGTCAGATTGGGCAGTTATCTGGTGACCAAGATGGTGTTATTAATGACCCAGTGACTAGCAGTGATACTAAATCTAATGGTATTTTTTCTTACAATAATTTAATTATTACAAATATTAATACTAGTGGAATACATGTTGCTTTAGGCACAATATCTCATAATAAACTTATATTTAATCAACCTAGTAATAATCAATGGTTTTATGCAGAAAGTATAAGCTCTTTGGGAACTTGGTATTCTGAATTAGAAGATAGTAATTATTTTAAATTTTTAGAAGGCGGAAGAGTTAATGATGGAGGTGGTTCGGGGATTCTTGGAGATTCTAGTACCCCCTGGATATTATCTAATAATACTGTAAGTAGACTTAATCCTCCTATTTCTCTAACTGCGCCTACAACAGGTCAAATTTTAAAATGGGACGGTAGTGAGTGGGGTCCTGATAATAGTGGTGAGACTACAGATGTAATATCAAGTTCAAGTGAAGCAGCTAGTTACTCTGGGACTAGTAGAATAATTTACATCACTGCTAATGAACATGTTACCTTCACTGCAAATCTAAAAAACAAAGTAGTATTTCAAAGTGTATATGGTAAAAATGTCACATTTCAAGGCAATGTTGAAAGCTGTATTATACATTGCGAAGGTAACATCATATTAGAAAATACAAGTACCGACGGTTCCACTGATTCAATCTTTGAGGATAATACTGCCAAATGCTATAACTTTACCCTAAACAACTCAGGCAATACCTCCGGCAATACTATTAATATTGATGGAAATACTCTTCATGTTAAAAACATTTTTAAAGCTACTGAAAATGTTAATCAAGGTTATGAGTTCTTAAATAATAAAGTTATGGCTGAAATATTTGAGGGCGGTGGTAGTACCCAGAAGTTACAGCCAAAAGGATGTTCAATTGAGTGCGATACTGTTAGAGGCAAGATTGATATACCATCAGGTTTTGGTAGCGTGATAACAGCCTTTAAAGGATCAGTGTTAGGGTCAACTCAGATAGATATAGCAGGAACTACTTATTTAAGTGGTATTTATAATTTTCCTATAGAGGTGAGTGCAAGTGGAATAAATACAAAAATAGTTGTTAAGGCTTATCCTAATGTTACTTCGCAACCTATAAACACCGCTGATCCGACAAAAATAACCTTAGCTGGCACTCATGTTGATAACACGAGTTCTTTTGATACTGCGACTAACTACAGGTTTACAGCAAAAGTTAAAGGTGAGTATTTAGTCATGCCAAAAGTATTCTTTAGTAATATTAATACCGATGTTGTATTTGAAGTGAGGACTAATGGAGCATCTGTAAATGCAGACAATATTTATTCTTCTTATGTTGACAGTTCCTCAAGGGTTGTAAATGGTGCAATAATAGTTGAGCTGAATGTTGGTGATTATTTAGAATTTTATTCTGACGCAGCTTCAGATTCTTCTTATTCAATAAATAATGCACTCACTATTGTTAGTATAAAAAAAATAAATTAGGGATAAAATATGAGTGATTACATAAAGAAAAAAATTAAGCAAGCTTCTGATGCAATCAGTGACAAAGATAAAGAGATGCAAAAAGAGATTGCTAAGAAAAAGTTAAAAATGACTAAAAAAATGTCCAGTTTAGGAGTTAGAGGATGAGTAGATATTTTACACCTATGAATCAAAATAAGCAGACAGGAGGATTTTTACAAAATTTTAACAATATTGTAAATTCACCTATGCAATCTCAAGAAGTAATAAGTAAAATGCCTAGAAAAGATCAACAGTATTTACAAAATGTAATTCATGACGAAAAATTGGCTGCCAGTGAGCAAGCTGAAATGAAGCAATATGCAAAGGATATGGGAGCAAAAGAGCAGATGGCTAGAAAAGCTGCTGCTCAAGAAGCTATGAGGAGTGCGCAAGGAGAGTTTGAAGCATCTCTAGATAAAATGATTGCTCCGTCTAAAGAAGGAGGTATTGGAGGAGCCCTAAATACAGGAGCCTTACACGTACAATCTTTCTTTGGCGACAAAATGGCTGAACACGCTCTACAAAAAATGGCTGCTCAAAAAGCTCTAGAGAAAGGTGGAGAAGAATTAGTAAAGAAAGGTGTAGAAGGAGTGGTTGAGAAAGGTGCTGGAGGTATGGGCGCAGGATCGGTTGTAAACATGGGACTTCAAGCAGCAGGAATTGATGCTGGAGGCATAGCTAGTGATTTAGTTGGTGGAGGAGAAGCTGGAGGAGCTATAAGTGGAGCTTTAAATGCAGGTCTTTCCTCAGGTTTTAACCCAGTAGCAATGGGGGTAGGGGCTGTCATGGGTATCATGTCATCTTCAGAAGAGAGAAAGGCTAGAAAAAGAGAAGCTCAGGCTCAAGCCTTAGAAGCGAAATCTGTGGGAGAAAGTAATAAGGCACGTATTCAAGGCAGATTGGCAGAATCTATGTCTAAAACACTCCTATCTGGTATGGATAGAAAAGTTAAGTTATAAGGATTGAAATGAGAAGTATAACTAAATTAATTCAAATGATAAGAAAACAAACTGAGAATGATGAAGTATCTGAGTATACAGGTATTCAAGACTCAGAATTTATTCAATATATAAATGATGCTCAATACCACTTACAAGCAGCTATTGTAAATAATCATCCTAACGTATTTATAAAAGAGGTTATTATAGATGCTGTAGCAGATCAAGAAAAGTATGACTTGCCTAGTGATTGTTTTTTAGGTAATAAAGTACACAATGTAGAATACTCGCAATCAGGTAATGAGGAAGATTTTTATGTTCTTGAACAAGATACTTTAAAGTCCAGGGCAAGCGGAATTAATGGTTATCCTGCTCGCTACATTAGAAGATCTGGTCACATATTACTAGCTCCCGAGCCGCAAGCTGGGGGTAAAATTAGAATAAATTATGTTAGAAGACTAAGAGAACTTACTACTAGAAAAGCTCAAGTTAAACAATTATATACAGACACTACTAATACTGTTAAATTAGATCAATCTACTTCTACAACATCTACTTTTGACATAACACTAGATAACGAGGGGTTTTACACAGATTTTGACGCAATAGAAAATGCTGAGACAATATGTATTATAGATAAAAATGGTAACTCAATTATAGATAATTTAGAAGTTAATTTTTCTACAAATTCTATAATAAGGTGCAATGCGTCAGACACAGAGGTAGTAATACCTGCTGGATCTTACATAGTAGACGCTGCTGATAGTACATCTCACTCAGAGCTTGACATATCAGTAGAACGCTTTTTAATTGCTTACTGTGCGTGGAAAATTTTAAAAAGGGATTCCAGTGTAGATAGTACAGAAGCTATGCAAGAATTACAAATAATGCAAGAAGAAATAGTAAATAGTTATGCTTTAATAACTGATGATGTAACTTTTATCCCCCAGTTAAATACCTGGGATGATTGGAGCATGTAATGGGTGTAGATCACAAGTTACTAAAAACAAGTGAGAATTTTAAAGGACTTGATTTACGTTCTTCAGACGTTATGCGAAGTCAGGAATACTCTACAGATATGCGTAATGCAGAGTATAGGATTTCTGGAGCTATAAATAAGAGAAAAGGATTTACGAATAAAAGAAATGCAAATTTTATTAAAGGTATGACTACTTTTAAGAATATATCTTCTAATGGAGCTGTTACAGACGAATTAATTTATGTAGAAAATACAGATGTTAAAAAAGAAGTTTCTTTTGATATGGTAGCCTATAGAAATAATAATGTGACAACTCCTCCTATATCACTTACTTTTCAAAAAACTGATTCTGACATTACAGTTACATCTGTAGATAGTTCTGTAGGCACAGAATACTATAATAAAACTTTTACATCTTCTGATACTATTTCTGATTTTACATCAGATTTTAAATGGAACACTACTCTGCCTTCAGGCAGTGGTACACCTATAGTAGATTGGGAAGCTCTAGGTATTGATAATATATATATTTATCATGATTATTATCATTATTTTACACATAGATACCAGGGAATTACCAATGCATTAAAAATACCTGTTCCTATAGAGTATCTTGATCATAGTCTTTTGCAAAACTATATAAGCAATCCTTTATTAAATAATGATGTAAACCCTTTTAATCCTAGTGTATCTAATTTTAACAATTCTTTACTTAGAATTTTTGGACATAATATGTTAGCAAATATGACAGCAAGCATATATTATGGTACTTGGCAAAATACATCTACTAGTACAGATCCATATAGACTTACATCTGCATCTAATATTAGTAGTACATTTGACCCTGCTGTTCATACTCATATTGTATTTAAACTATATTTTTTTGATGATAATTTAATAGATAGTTCGGTAATGAGTGACCTACCTAATAGCTACGCCTTAGGCTCTGGTTCACTTGCTCGTGAGGCATTTTATCAGCAATTTCCTCAATCATGTAGAACAAAAGATAATCTTTATTGGGTAGGTACTCTAGCTTATAACAATATTCCTAGATATAGTGTTTCTACTAGTGCGGATTTAGAAAAATATTTTAGCCTTAAAGATGCTATAGATCATTGGAATAATACCTATCCAGCAGACCAGATAACAGAACCTTTTATTAGTAGCCCTACATTAAGTAATATAGATATTGAAATAAGAAATAAAAGTAACGAAGTAACTACTCAATTTTTATCTGAATCTGTAATGTCTTTAAATACTAACATAACAGAAATATCTAATAATGCATCATCAACATTTCCTACTACAGTTACAACAGGATCTATTGAACAATCAGTAGGTACTTTAGGCTGGACATCAGATGACTATGAAGATATATTGACAGAAAACGTAAATTTTGCTTCTCTCAATAATTTACTATACATATCTAATGGTATAGATCCTCTATTAAAGTATGATGGAGAATCTGTATATAGAGCAGGTCTACCTAATTGTAGTAAAGATATAGCTACATTTAGTTTTAATACTATTACTAGCCCTAATACAAATTATTTGCACAAGATTCAACCTGGTCAAGTAGAATTTTTTACTTTTAATGATACTACGTATAGCCCTGTTCTAGATCCTTCTACAGGGGAATCTATTGTATCAGAAAATTTAACTGCTGATTACAAATATTTATTTCAATTTGATGCAGATGGATTTTATAGAAAAGAGGCGCCAGTAGGTTCTAGTTACCCTTCTAGTTTTGGAAGTTTAAAGGCTTACAATACTTACTTACTTACCACAGCTCAGGGAGCTACTGTAGTATCTGGAACAGGATTGCAGATAGAAGTAATTACTGATGGTAATGGAGGAATTAAAAATTATTATACAGTAGAAAAAGGTACTAGTTATTTAGGAGAAGATGCTAACGGCAATTATACAAACCATATTAGAATAACTAAAGCAATGTTTACAGATAATACTGGAGCTGTTCCATCAGATAAAGCTTTAATATATGGAGATCTAGAGATTGTTGATGTCTCTTCTGCTGTAAGAGATAGAACTTACGAATATAGATTTGCTTATGAGTACACTGACTATAAAGGAAACATTATAAGTAGTCAACCTTCAGATCCAGTTAAACTAGTTGTAGGTTCTGGTAGAAGTGTAAATCTAACTTTTCCATTAACTATATCAGATTTAAGTACCTTTAAAACAAACGGTGTATTTGATACAGCCTGGCAAGAAGCTAATGGAGTTACTTTAGGTACTACTTTAACAGATACTAATTATCCAATAGAAAAATTAAGTGGAGAAAATAGGCTGCGTATTTTAGTATATAGATCAAAAGGATATTCTCCTATAGCAGGTGAAGTTGTAGGACAATACTATAAAATAGCAGACTTAGAATATGTGGCTGGAGGAACAGAGGATCCAAATAATCCAGGTACTTTTTTACCTACCACATTTACAGACACATACCACGATGAGCCAAATGATGCAGAAGCAGCTACACAATATGACCCAGTAATAAACCCTTTCTTAGCGTTTGTAGAACCTATAAAAAGGAAAGACCCCCCACCTAAGGGAAAATATTTGACCATATTTAAAAACTGTTTAGTTATAGCTGGTCAAAATGATAATGTTAATAATGTTCAATACTCATTACCTAAAAACTTTACTACAGGTGAGATAGGTTCTGAATACTTTCCAGATGATGATAACGGTATTGTAGTAGAATCTCCATTTGGTTCAAAAATTACTGCCGTAGCGGCTCTTAGAGATGCTCTTTTTGTATTTCATAAAGATAGTATATTTAGTGTTACTGGTAATATAAACCAGTTAGAGCTACCTTCTGTAAACTTAATTACTAAAGAAGGGGGCGTAGGGTGTACTAGTCAAGCTTCCATCGAAGAATTTAAAGGAGGTCTTGCCTTCGTATCTCATACAGGAGTATTTAGTATTAGTAATCAAGGATTGTCTGAAATATCTGAAATTATTAAACCACTATTTTTACAAGATAAGTTTATAAAAGAAAAAGCTATTACTTACAATTGGACGGATAGAAACCTACTTCTTATATGTATACCTGACTACATAGTTCAAGGAGATCAAGAGTATAGTATTATAAATGATACTATGGATGCCTATATATCTAAAGATAGTTTAATTTTAGCTTTTGATTACTATAGGGGAGCATGGTTACGCTGGGATACTATAGAATTTACTAATGGTATTACAGAAGTTGATGGGGTTTTAAACTTTGCTCAATTGACAAACACTACAAACACGTTAGCTACCGTTAATAATCAAGGAGATACTGACGATTATAGTGATAATGGGAACCCTATAAACTTTGTGTATGAAACTAATTGGGAATCTTTAGGAGATCCTACAACACCTAAAAAGTTTTTGCGTATTAAAGTACATAGCTTTGACACTGACGGTGTATTTGAGTCTCCAGGATTCTTACTTGAAGCAGGTATTCAAAAGAATTATCAAAACTATAATGAAGGAAAGATAACTTTTGACTTTGGAGCTATTACTGGTGGAGGCTGGGGTAATTTTGCCTGGGGGAGTGATTCCTGGGGATCTATTCCTGCTCAATATTTAAAGAGTAAATTGCCTACAGGTAAAGCTAGGTCTTTTAAAATAAGATTTGCTAATAATGAGAACAATGAAAACGTGCTAATAACTAACTATGAGCTTGAAATAGCAGCTCCATATAGACCGGAGATCAAAGAGTAATGAAATTTAGTCTAGAAACTATTAAAGATATTGAGGAGTTAGTGAGCAAACTTACGCATGGTTTGGGAAGGCTTACCTTCGCAGATAACATGGAAACCTTTGAAACTACGTTCTCAGTAGCGGCTGGAAAGACTGTAACTATAAGAAATAAGTTGACTTCTACGCCTACTAGGTATATAATTGTGTCGCAAGAAGGCAACGGACTATTAACTAAAACCACTTTACAAGACGGTAAAGAAACTATTCAATGGAATATAGATAATATATATTTGAAGAATAATGGAAATGAAACGGTTAAAGCTACCGTTGTATTTATGAGGTAAATATGGCAAGTAATTATGTAAAGAGTTATCAACGACAGCAGCAGCAAGCTCAGGCTGGTAGAAATTCTGAAATAAAAAAATTAGAACAACAGAAAATACAGAATCAGGCTAATTTTGATGCATCTAAACCAGATCAAGCATCTAATTCTGCTTTTCTATACGGAGCTTCTACATCTCAACGTAGAGAAAGACAGAGGCAAGATCAAATGAAGCAGCAAGAGTTTGATTCTAAGCAAGCAGGTATAGATGCTCAAATAAAAAGTTTACAAAATCCTGAATTATCTGCAAAAGAAAAAGGTATTCAGACAGGTCTTGAAATTCTAGGTCCAGACGGACTAGAGCGAATGGGAGCTGACAGAGATGTTCAGGAAGTATTACGAAGAAAGAAGAAGATAGCAGACGAAGGTATTAGTTCAGCAGAGCGTGAGCAAATGAGGGCTCGAATGGCTCAACAGATGGGACAAGCTCAACAAATGGCAGGGTTCCAGTTAGGCGGTGCATTAGGCGGTGCTAAGGGTGCTGGGGTTGCGGCTCAACAGCGAAGTTTGGCTGCGCAAGGCTTGGCTGCTAGAGCTAATATAGAGTCAGATATTTTCATGGCTCAAGAATCTGCCAAAAGACAGGGACTAGAATCTTACTCATCTTCATTAGGAGAAGTTAAAACTTTTGACATTGGACAGGCTGCTAAAGAAAGAGACATCATGTTTCAATCTATTATGGGATATGAGCAAATGGCTAGTTCTGAAAGAGCTGCTCAAATGCAAGCAGATGCGGCTGCAAAAAGAGGTGGAGGGTGTCACATAGCAGGTACTAAAGTTCTTATGGCTGACCACTCTTACAAAAATATAGAAGATATAAAAATAGGTGACGAAGTAATGCTAGGAGGTAAGGTAGAAGGTACTGGAACTGTCCTTACTAAAGAACTTATGTACACTTTAAATGGAGAAGTATTCACTCAATCTCACTTAATATTTGATCCTAAATCAGAAACATATCAAAGAGCTGACGAATCTGTTCATGCTTCACTTTATACTGGTGCTAATCATGATGTAGTATACCCAATATATACAGAGAATAGATGTTATGTAACTAGTTTTGTATCAGGTGACTTTGGCATGGAAGAGAACTATAGAGAAGTAAGAGAAGACATGACATATAGAATGAAAGGAATTAATTATGGCAAATGAGAAACTAAAAAAAGCTACAAATTTAGCTGATACTGAGATTCAAGACCAGCCTATTGATGACGAGAATAAGTTAAAGAAAGAGATTAATAAGAATACTTCTGCTGCAAACACTTCTCAACAATCCATGCAGCAAGGTGTAGCTTCTATTAATCAAGCTAAACAAGCTAAAGCTCAAGAGATGCAAGCTCAACAGCAAGGCTCTGATAAACAGGAGTTTCTTAACAGAACTAGAGATTCTTTAGACACACAATTTAAAGATGCAATGTCATACTTTGGACCTCGGCTTGTAGCGCAATTGTTCGGAGGTAACTCTGCAATGGCTATGACTGATAAAATAATGAGTGGGTTTGAAGGGTATCAAGCTCGTCAGTTAGCTGCTAAAGAACATGCTGAAGATAGAAAATTTTTAATGGATCAAAGAAAAAAAGGGGTAACTCCGCAATCTACAGCAGATAGAAGACTAGCTTTTGAGCAGAAAAAATATGAAGAAGAGAAAGAAGAAAAATCTAGAGAAAAGATAGAGAAACAACAAACCTCTATGGAGGATATAAATCAAACAATTCAACAAACTACTGATGCTATGAAAGATTTAAAACTGTTTCCTAAATCAGTAGGGTACTTTGCTGGATCTGAGCAATTTAGAACTCTTGATAAAATGTCTGATGATGCTGATGCTGTGGGAAGAGAAGGTACTAGGTTTAAACTTCAAACAATATTTGACTCCAAAGCATTAGAAAAACTACAAAAACTTACAGGTCAAAAGTCTGACTTTGAATTAAGATTTGCTCAAAAAGCTGTACCTACTTTACGCTCCTCTAAAAAAGTTATTGATGAATGGCTACAAGGATACCAGAAAGCTTTAGGCGAACAGCAAAAATTACTTCAGAAAAAACAAGGAGCAGAAAGACAAAGATCACAACAATTTGCTCCAGGATCTATTATACAGGATCAGTCAGGTAAACAATATGTAGTAATGCCAGATGGATCTTATAGGGAAAAATAAATATGAGTGATAGAAGAAAGAAGTTTTTAGAAAAATTAAGAGCTGACATTATTAAAGCTGAGGGGACTACTTTAGAGCATCCTAAGGCTAAGAAAAAAGGATATAAATCTAGTTATGATGTTACTCTTGGACATGGTATATATGACCCTGCTTCTGATAAACCTGTAAGTGAAATGACTCTTGCAGAATTAAAAAAACATCAAGAAGGTATATTAGCTAATAAAGACAATAAATTAAATTCTACTGCTGCTGGAGCCTATCAATTTACTAAGTCAACCTTGTTCGGAGCAAAAAATAAGAAAACAGGTAAATTTATGCCTGGGCTAGTTCAAAAATTAAAACTATCTATGGATGAAAAATTTAGTCCTGAGTTACAAGACAGATTAGTAGAAGAAAGATTAAAGCAAGCAAAGTTTTTTAAAAAATTAGAATCTGGTAAACCAAAAGCTGCTCAAGATGCTTTGGCTACAATATGGGCATCGTTACCAGATAGTAAAGGTGAGTACAAATATGGACAGCCTACATGGACAGGAGCAGATGAAGTAGGAGAATATATAGGAAAAGATATATATTCAGAAGCAGAACAATCTGTACTAGAAAGACAAAAAGCAAAAGAAGAATTAAAAGAATCAGCTAACCCATTGGGAGACTTAAACCCTTTGGCACCAGCTATGGGGAATGAAATGGCAGAAAAGATTGAAAATCCAGATAAACAATTTACACTGGTTAGAGGTCCAGAAGGACAAGAGCCTGAGAAAACATTTACATTAGTATCAGGACCAGAAGGTAGTCAACCTACTGAAGCTCCTCAACCTGAACAACCTTCTAGACCTGAGTTTAGCATGGGACAGTCTTTTATGAAGGGTATGGGACAAGGATTTAGCTACGGACTTGAAGATGAAATTTCTGCTGGAGCTGCTACAGTAAACGATGTACTCACTACTGACTTAGGTAAGCAAGTTGTTAATGATACCTTAGCCAGCTTTACTAAGGCTCAGTTAGATGGCGATCAAATGCCAATAACACGTTTAGCTGAACAATATAGAAAACATAAAAATTCTGAAAAAGAATTAGTAGATCAGTACAGAACTGATAACCCAATATCTTATATGGCAGGTGACTTAGCTGGTACTGCATTAAACTATGCTACTGTAGGACCTCTTGCCTTTGGAGCAGGTGTACTTACAAGAGGAGGTAGCGTACTATACGGAACTCTTAGTGGGATTGCTCATGAAGCAGGTAGGACTGAAGCACAAACCATAGAAGGTGCTGCTAAAGATATGGCAATAGGCGGAGCTATAGGAGGTATTGGGGAAGCAATGATGCCAGCATATAGAGCTGGGGTAGAAGCTGTAACGGATACATTAGGTAAAGTAAGATCTTCTGCTTTAGTAAACTTTTTAACTGGAGGCTATAGACAGCCTAGTAAAGCAGGTTCTTTGACAGCAAAAGCAAAGTTAGCTCAAGTAGGTAAACAAGTAGACGCTTTTGCAGAAAGAATGGTAAACTACACTGACTTAGATGGAACTCCACTTATTAAACCTACTATGAACAGAGAAGATTTTTACAATTCTGTAAATAAAAATGCTGATGTTGTAGGGGGAGAGATGTCTGCTCTACTAAATCAAGTAGACGAAATGTTAGGGCAGCCTTCTATAAATGGCTATGAATTAAGAACAAGAATTAGAGAACAAATTATTAAACCTATGCAAGCTGTTAAATCTTTACCTGAAGATAAGGCTGTAGCAGCAGCTCTTGATGACTACTTAATAAATCTTACTCAAAGTTTAAAATCCGTTGAGCAATCTGTAGATCCTAAGACAGGAGCTAATATATTAAAAGAAGTATTTGAACCTCAGCAATGGAATCTATCAGAATTATCTAAACAAAAAAGTCAATTACAACGTATGTATAGATCCGTTAGGATGCCTAAAGAGGCTGATGCTCAGGCAGCTATTCAATATAGAATTGCTCAAGGTAAAGATCAAATAGGATCTATCATGGGTGACATAATTGATGAAACATTAGCAAAAGAGAGTAGTAAGTTAGGAGTTGATGTAGGACAACAATATGTGGGCTTAAAGCAAAAGTATGGAGACTTAGCGGAGGCTTCTTCATTTATTAAAAATCAAATGAACATAGATGACGGTAAAAGTTTATTGTCCAGAGTATTTACTGACTCTATTGTTAGATATACTTCTGCTGCTGGTATTTTAGGAACTACTGTAGGACTTCCATACGCTAAAACAGGTATAGCTATTGCAGGACTTAGAGGCGTAGCTATGAGTAAAAGATTTAATGGAGCTATAACTAAGTCAGCTAACGAAGCTATAAGAATAATGGAAAAAAATCCTGAGGCTACTGCTGCTATTGCTAATAGATTAGTTACTTCCAGTAGTTTGAGTGCTAACGATCAATTTGATAACATGACAAGAGCTATGGCAGAACTTACATTTATTGATCAGCCGTTAGCTAGAGATCCTAATGAAGTAATCAGAAGAGCTGACAAAATACTTCATTTAGTAGAAGATATTGATCCTGAAATGGCTAGTAATTTAAGTACAGCTATAGACAATAGAGATCTAGGTTCAGTTAGTGCTTTAATGGATCAGGTAATTAGAGCCGTACCAGCTCAATATGTACAGCCAGGTATAGGGTTTGGAGGTAGAGCTTTTAGTGAAGAAGATATTGCAAAAGTAAATGCTGACATTGGAAAAATTAGAAATACTAGAAGAAGAAAAGAATTATCTACTGCTTTTAATAATCAATCTTCTGAGTCATTTAGAATGATTCCTAAAGAATTGTATGAAGAAAAGCAAAGTGATCCAGCTAACTTCTTTCAATTTAAAAAGAAACAAAATAAATTTATTAAGGATTACTAATGAAAGATGTGGCAAAAAAAGTAGCAAAGAAAAAATTGTCAGCAGCATGGCAACGTAAAGAAGGTAAGAGCGAGAGTGGTGGACTTAACGCTAAGGGTGTAGCTTCTTATCGTAGAGCGAATCCAGGTAGTAAGCTAAAGATGGCAGTAACTACTAAGCCGAGTAAGTTAAAGCCAGGTAGTAAAGCTGCTAATAGACGTAAATCATTTTGTGCTAGAATGAGTGGAATGAAGAAGAGATTAACCTCAGCAAAGACAGCAAGAGATCCTAATAGTAGAATCAATAAGTCGCTGCGTAAATGGAACTGTTAATATGAAAGAGTTAAAGCAAGACATTCAAGTAATAAGAGAATCACAAATCCGCATGGAACAGGATCTTAAATATCATATTAAGAGAACTGACTTGCTTGAAGAAAAAGTAGATAAAAATACTGAATTATTGAAACCGTTAATTGTGTGGAATTGGTTGAAGGAAAATAGCCGTTTCATTTTACTGTTGCTAGGATGCATTGCATCAATTGTTATGTGGAGTATTAAGTATGCTTAAAAAAGTTATGCCTTTAGTATTCATGGGAATGGCAGCTCAATCTTTTACCCATAAAAAAGGAAAAAAGATGGGAGATGTGGCTTATGAACAAAGAAAAAAAGATAGATATGAACAACAAGATAAAGAAATAGCAAAAAAAGCTGCTAAAAAGAAACTATCAAAGAGTAAATAAAAATGGCTGAATTTAATATGAAAAATGCATCTGCATTATTTAAAACTAAGTATAAAAAGGAGAAAAGAGTGGGATCAGTAACAGAATTTGCAAAAAAGATGTTTAGAAGGAAAAAAGCTACCAAAGAAACTAAAGAAAAAGGTGGTGTAGGAGCAAATACATCTGAAAAAGTAAAAAAGTTTAGTGATAAAAAATCAGGTAAAGCTTTTCCATGGTCTAAATAATGGGATTATTTGATTTTATAAGTAACATATTTAGTCCAGCTTCAAAGATAGTTGATGAGCTTCATACTTCTGAGGAAGAAAAGCTTACGCTAAAAAATGAACTGGCTAAGATACAAGGTAAAGCACAAGATAGAATACTAGACTACGAAAGTAAGCTGGCAGAATATCGACACAAACTTCTAATTGCAGAGGCTAATTCGCCTCATCCTTTTGTTGCCTTATGGCGACCCATCTGCTCGACCGCTCTGGTCACAATTATTGTGTTGGCTTCTTTTGGTCTTTGTTCTCCAGGTCCTGAGTTATACAAACTTGCTGAGATATTCTTAGGTGCCTATGTTGGAGGACGAACCATAGAAAAGATTGTAGCTGCAAGTAAGCTAGGAAAGTAAGAAAGGTCACTTTAATTTATCATGACAATATAAGAACATTGCGTTTGCTAAGGCATGAGCCATGTGATGTAAACCTGTCTCTGGATCTTGCTGTTCTCCCATACGCCAGGCTTGTATATGCCTAAGTAAGGCTGCTTCGTATCTGTGAGGTTCTACATTCTTCCAGTTATATCTATCATATTTCTGTGCGCCTATAGTTAAAACCTTAGCTAGGTCTTCTAAGGCGTGAGCATCTATAAGGTCGTATTGTGGTTTATCTGTATCAAACTTTTTACCTTCCATTAACAGTATCCCATAGTTTTTTTACTGTAGTATGAGGCATTTTAAGAATTATTTTTTTATGTTCTATTTTGTGTATATCAAATCCCATATTTAGATATAAAGATAACATCTTACCTGATTCAGGATGTACTTCATCTACTTCTCCATAGACATCTTCTTCATATTTTTTTATTACTGTTAAAAATTTAGCTGAATACTCTAAAGCAGAATCTTTAGTTCTAAACTCTGGTTTTATATAAATAGCATCTATATAAGTACCTTGTCCTTCTCCCATTAAGTGATATATAATTAAACCTTCTTTAAATTCATAAAGTTCTTTACCTTCTGCTTCTTTTAAATACTCTCTATACATATACTCCCTTTAATGGATCTGGAGGGCGGTTTTAAAGTCTAAGCTACCCTCCGGTTGACACTCGGTCCATGACCCATACTTTATTCTATCACACTTTGCTTTTTAAGTCTACCCCATCTTTCATACCAAGATAAAGTAAATAGGTCCTCTAGATATATAGCTCTTTTACTGTATTCTAGCCATTTGACCTTAGGCATCTTAATAAGATCTTTCTTCATTATAGTTTCAATCTTAATACAGCCAAATATTATGACTTCCATGTTTTCCACATCGACAAGACAAGGGATAAGAAAATCACGATTAGTAACATTTCTGAATAGTTTATCAACATGTCCCATACCATTACCACCATACTGTAGTATATAGGACTTACCATACTTAGCAGCCGACTCAACGCATTGTGATTTACAATGAAATCTGTTACCAGAACTATCTGTAATGTCAGCATCATAACTCTTCTTCTTAGTTTCATATACGTTAAAGTCCGGTGCTGTAGCCTTGATGCCCAGCCGTTTAAGAGCCCTATAGATGCCTATCTCTCCTAAAGCTCCAATAGTAATATCATGGGTAATCTTGTCTAGGCTACCCTGTCCTCTCTTCTTATAATGATCTATAGAAAGATGTACTCTGTCACTGGCAAACTGAGTCGCCTTCTCCAGATCCTTCTTCTTTAGTTCTACTGTTAATGATTTCATCAGATAATTCCTTTATCTTTTTTTCAGCATACTCTAATCTCTGCTTCAAATATTTTACTTGAGATCTAAATACTTGGTTCTCCCTCTCTTCTCTTTTTAGTCTTGTATAAATTCTGTTCTTGTCATCAATGAGTTGATCAATAATCTTGTCTCTGCTGTCTCTCATTTTCATTATCTTGCTCATGACTAGCCCTTAGGACACCAATCGTAGTGATGTGGTATGTCCAGTTTATCGCCTCCACACTCGCAAATAGATGGCAAATTCTTCTTTCTGATATGATCAGTCCATCGTTCTAAATCTTTACCCTGGCATGTAATTTCTATGTCTGGCATTTCGAGTAGAATTACTCTATAGATGTAGTCACCTTTATATAGCTCTCTACCTACTATGGCTCCTAAGCTACCATGACTTATTCCCTCCCTCGTAATTCGTACCCAATCCCCATTCTCAAACATTATTTACAATACCTTGGTGAGATTGTTGACTCTACACTGATTTTAACATCAGGTACTACGAGTGACATTGAGTTTACCATAATTTCCTCCTGGAGTCTACGCATTTCTTCTGCTGTATTTTCAGGTACTTCTGTAATTATTTCGTCATGCACAAACCCTACCAGCTCAAATCCTGCATCCATGAGGTTATATAAAGCTATTTTGGCTCCATCTGCTGCTAGTCCTTGGAAAGGTGTATTCTTCTCAGCACAGTATGTTGTATTGGCTCTTATGCGTCCTGTAAGGGTGGTTACAGACCCTTCCTCTCCCTTCATGTATTCTTTCATCTCAGGGAACGCTTCAAACCATGTATCCTTCATCTTCTGAGCCTCATGCTCACTTACATTAAGGTCATATCCTTTCGCAAACTCAATAAAGGTTTCTATCCCAAGCCCTCCTGGGAAACCGAAGTTTGCAGCCTTAGCAGCCTGACGCTGCCATTTCTCTACCTTATCTTCTGGTACACCAAATAGGACAGACGCATAGTATTTATGCAAGTCTGCCCCATCATTTATCTTGTTACGCATTACTGAACTACCGTAATTTGTGTAGACATGTTGAGCTAAGGTAGCAAGCTCAATTGCGCTGTAGTCAGTTATCAGTAATGTATTGCCTTCCCTAGCTTTAAACATTGATCGTATATCCCCATCTCTAGGGAGCTGTTGTATGTTAGGTGAAGAACATCCTGTCCTACCTGTATTTTTTAGTATATCATATCTTGGATGTACTCTACTGCCTGTAAGTTTACGAATAAAAAATGTTGTTTTTTCAGTACGTTTGTAATCCAAGAATGATGATATAAAGGGATTATCGCTATACTTTTCCAGATCACTCTCCTTCATGGAATAATCCCCTTGATCTGTTTTAGGTAGTGGTAGTCCACTAAATTCTATTACATAATTATATGCAGCTTGATTACCTTTGATGCCTTTTACAAATCCGTAAGCAGACATCTTTGCATGTAATACCTCCAGTTTAGAGTTAAGTTCTGTTAATAGTTTCTGCGCTCTTTCCTCATCAAACCCAATACCATTTTTATACATCCGGTTAAGAGCTAAAGCTCCGAGTAATTGTATATGATGTGATAACATGGTATTTGTATTTAATTTAGATATTTCCAATCTGAGTCTGATAAAACAATAGTATGTTGCGATAACGTCTGCTGCTCCATAGTCAAGAAAAGCTTGTGGGATTTCTTGTAACGGTGTGTCCTTGTACTCGGCAAAGTTACATCTGACTTCTTCGTTTTTATCGAGGTCTTGCCCAAGTAGTTCTTTACTAATCTTAGCGAGCCCATACTTCCTTGGTACATCGCCAATAACAGCAAGGTTCCATAACCTATACAAAATATTAATATCAAAAATCCTATCACGTTCTATCTGCTCCTTCAGAAGGTATTTGTCTTCCGTAAACTTACGCAGTACATCTATATCGAAAGGAGCATTAGCAAAGACGAGTGTTCGAGTCACATGCTTTTTTAAAAAGGCGTCTACTAAGCTCCGATCAACATAGTACAGAGATTCTCCATCAAACACTTGGAATGTCACCAAGTCAGGAGTTTCTGTAAAAGGTGCAATTGTAGTTTCAGTATCAATGGCAAGGATGCTTCCCAGACTCTCTCCCTGCCAGAATTGAATTGTGTATTCCTCACCATTGAATATCATCTACTACTTCCTACTGTATTTCTTTACAACATTCCGAGGTTTATAACCTGGATTACTTTCAACCGCAGTGTTTACAATAAATTCCTTACCAATAAACTGCTCCAGTTGAGAACTATCATTACCTAAGGCTTCAAATCCTCCATATACACCGATAGACTTGAGCATGCTGTCTAGCCTCTGCAAGCCTATCCCTGCTGCCTTAGCGTTAGGGTGACTAATTAAGAATGAGTCCCAAATTAAGCGGTTCTTAAACTCTCCGTCTGTAACTTGAAAGGACACATTTACCATTGTACCATTTCCAGCCTTGGTAGATTTCTCACCTACTCTGTTAAGACTTACTGTGTAACTGTCATCCGGTAAGGGAGAGTATTCTTTTCTCTCTCCAGACGCTTGTGTTTGTATTCCTTGTATTGCCATGTATTCTCCTTGTATTTGGCAGGTTATAAGTCTGACAACTTTTTATTATATTCGTTATGTACATCATTTAAAAATACATCTAGTTCAATAGCCTTATAGCGTCTAATACTATCAGCTACAATATCTAGCACTAGCATTTGATCTTCTATAGATAAATGATCTAAGTGTTCTGTATTTATTACTTCTTGTATAACATCAAACATCGTAGCTTCATTAAAGGGTTCCATTGTATATTCCTTGTTTCATAAATTTATATTTAGCTCTTGCTGTTACAGGATTTTTATCTTTAGTAGCTTCAATAATAGTACCTCCAATTCTTTCAGGCTGCCCTGTCTTACCGATAACGAAATTGTTAGCATTATTAAGGCAAAAATAATACCTTTCTGCGTGGGGGTCAAATTCATTAATCTTTCTTAGCTTTCTTGCTAGTCTTCCGTTCACTTTTTTTCTCCTGTACAGGTTCAGCTTGTTGAATACTCGCTTGAGTTAGTATTTGAAATATAATATCTACTTTACCTGCCATGTCTAGCAGTAAAGCATTTCTTTCTAATTCTAATTCTTTCTTATTTGCCATTCTCATCTCCTTGTGTTACGCCTAGTAATAAACGTAGTGTTAAATTTAATCCTATACGAAATAAATCATATATTACTAATCCCTCTATAACTCTTAAAGTCATCTCACTCATCATACTCTCCCAAGTGTAAACACTCTTCTAATTCTGCTAATCTATTTTTTAGATTACGCAATTCATTTACCCACATAGGTATATCAGCACTAACTGGATTTAATTCTAAATGATTGTTTACAAGTTTTATAGCATCTCTGTAATCTCTAATCATGTAAATTAACTCCTCTTTTTTCATTCCTTAAACTCAGCCCAGCTTGGTAGATCAACTTCTTGTATCCCCTCCTTATAATATATACCTGTCTTCTCAGCTTCCGCAAGTTTTTTTATCGCTGTTTTATATTTTTTTCTACCATTTTCTAATAAAGCTTCACTGGCTTTTAATATACCCACATCTCCAGTTTGTTTGTTAAGAAATGCAAATATGAAGTCATGGTCTTGTCCAGTGTATTTTTTAAATGCGTCAACATAGAGAGCAGCAGATAAATCATAATCAAACCTAATGATTGTCTTAGCTGCTGAGAATTTATCAACAGGATCGCTACTAGTTTTAACATCTATAATCATTCCTTCTTTTATATAGTCAGCTCGTACCTTTATTGGCATGCCTTCTAGTTCTACACATAACGTATGTTCTGCTACTCCATCTTCAATCAATCCTTTAGTGTCCAGGTGCTCATGATAGAGGTTATAAAGATCGAGAGCTTGTTGCGCTTGAGACGCTGTAATAATTGTTTTACCTTCGTTATTGGATTTAAACTCTTCATATACTTTACCTCGTCTAGTAGCTCCTTCAAATACTGCAAATTCATCGTCTGTTTTATCAGGTTCAAGTAATAAGCTATGCATATAAGAACCAAAGTCATACGCACTTTTATAAGTGTCCTCTCGCTCCTCTCCTAGTACATACCTTTTGTGGTATTCCCTGGGATCTTTTAAAAACAACTTTAGGGTTGAACTTGATTTAAACTTCCTGTCACTGTGATAGGTTTCATTATCACAATTGTTAATTCCTATTTTTAACATTACAAACTCCTGTACACATAGCTAACCTTCCCATCAGCTTTTAATTGAACATACTCTATTTGACCAGCTTCTAGTAAATCCTCTAGTATATCGTTACGCTCTTTCTTTTTTAAGAACCTAGTCCTATTAGATAATGATTTTTTATTTAATCCTTCCTTGCTTTTCTTAATTACATTTAATACTTTCTGTACGTTCTGCTCATTTTTATTACTAAATACACACTGCTCAATAATATTTTTCATGTGGTGATAAAAGTATTGTACAGTCTGGTAGCCAAATGTCACATCATTGTGATCTACTTCCGGCACATCTTTAAATATTTGACGAGATATAGCATGGATCATTGTAACCTTTAGCATTTGCTGATATAATCTTGATATAATTGGTAACATAACATCATTGCCCTCAGAATCGATTCTAAGCTTGTCAAACTCCTCAAAGGCATGCTGTAGCATAACATTGGCTTGATCAGTCTTAGTAAGGAATGTGATGTCCTGGGCGTGTCCTGCAATTACTTTATCAGATTTCTCAGGTTGGTAACTTGCTAACTGCTGTAGGTTCAATATAGTTTTAGTGTCTAGTCGTGTAGGATGCTCTACCCTTCTAGCTTTTTTATCTCCGTCGCCTATAAAAATAAGGAATCGACCCATAAGACCTTTCTCAATCGCACTAACGGTAACTCCTTCGGAAAGACCAGTAGGCGTAGTTGAGCAAAGGAGGTTGACGTTAGGTCTTAAAGCTCGACCCTTATTTCCCTCAGCAGTCTGTCTGCCAAGGAATATTGATGTTGAAGTTGTATATAATTCTGCCAAAATATCTGCCATTTTACCATTGTATGTAGCTCCTCCCCTATTCACTGATTTAAGCATACCTCCTGCCTCATCAATGATGTCTAGCCGTACAGGGGACTCAGGTAATCCGTCCATTAATGATGCATCTGAGACATAATCTCCACTCCCCAGTAGATAGTCGCATTTTGCATCTATTAGGACCTCCTTGATCTTTTCTTGAGGTGCGTTCTTACCTGAGCCTGACGGTGCTACGTTTAGCAGGTAGAGGTTTGGAGCTACTCCCTCAAACTCAAATTTTCTACCTGACAATGTGGCTATTAACGATAGAGCTGCTGAGAAAGCAAAAGCAGGTTGCTCTATGTAACTATTCTTTAGTATGTAAGTCATGATTGCAGCGAGGACACCTTCCGGTTTCGGTAACTCTGGGTTGTTTGAGTTTTCTGATGCCTCGCTTTTTGACTTTCCCTCGTCACCTACCTTAGGAATAAGTAAATGCTCATAGGATTGATTGTTATTAAATCTTTTCGTATTCCAAGACGAAAGGTGAGAAGAGAAAAAAGCAAGTGCATTGGTAGCAGCATCATCATTACCAAATTCGGAAGGATCGGTAAACAAAGGAGGCTCATTGTGTTGCTGATCATACTCTATGAGCATGTTAATCACCACTCCTATCTCATTCTCATTTTTAATAACTTCCGCAGCGTACTTAGACATTAAATCATTCCTTCCTTGAACAACTTTATTGTAAGACTCTACTTGACCACTTCTATAAGTAGGTATCTTACTAACAATCATGTCACGTACACTATTTATTAAATTCATTGGAAACATACCCAAGTCTTCAGGACGTACGGTAGATAGGGACTCACCTTTCCACTCATACGACATTCCTGAAGGATGTTTGCTTGGGGGAATAGTTGTCTTTTTTCCATCTGACAAAACTTCAAATATTATATTCCCATTTATTTTTAAGTTGTCTGTTTTAATCCCAGGATGCCAGCGATAAAATCGTGTCCATCCTTTAGTGCCTACCTTTTCTACTCTACTTGGAGGCGTTAAAAGCTCCATGATTTCAGCTACTTGGGGATCTGTACAGTCAAAGTCTACAGCGACAATGCCAGATGCTTTTCCTAAACATACTGCTACATTTGTCTGGTCAAAACTGTTACCCCAGTTTTCTATTTCTTGATCGGTGGGTTTATTTTCACAATAATTTGTCCACCCTTTAATTGCAGGTTGTTTAGATGCAAATTTATCTGGTATTACAGAGTAACCTGCGTCTGTAAACTCTCTTGCATATTGTTTATATAAATTCATTCTCTATCCTCTACAGTGTAGCCTATAGCTTTTAAAAATTTTACAAATGCTTCATCAATGTCCTCTAATTCTAATCCTTCTGTACTAATTTCAATAGTACAATTATCTGACATGTGATCAAAATGGTTTGCTGTCTTTGTAAATTTAATCATATTAAAACCTAAAAGTTATACCACTAAAAGTCATTAGTGGAGTTATCATTGTAGTTAATGCTACGCTTTCACTAATAGGAAAGTCAAGTTCAAATCCCATAACAGGCATGAACTCATGAAAAGGAAGTTTTATCCCTTTATCCCTAAATGGTTTCTCTTCCTGGAAATATCCTCCTAGTTTAAAATCTATAACTGCTGTGTCATGTGTAATAAGATTAAAATCATAACCGTACCCAACAATAGGTTCCCTAACACTATTCTCTCCTAGTAAAACATTGTGATTATTAAATTTCATTAAGACGTTTGGTGCCACCATAACATCTGGTATTTGTGGTTCTAATGATAACGTGTGAAATATTAGTCCACCTAATGTAAGTTCTGTCAACATATTTACCTCCTCTCTTTTATCTTACACCTTACCAAATAAATAAGGCAAATAATATTTACAATATAATTAAATAAACGAGGCATGTAGATGTCCTGTAATTCTACAGCGAGTAAACATACCTCTCCTATTAACCACAAGATCAATAGTCCCCATGAACATCCTGTCCTGCCTTTCCTTAGGCACTCAATTACTTCCGGTAGAGCGCATAACGCTAAACACAATCCACCTATCCATCCTATTTCATACACCTTTATACACCTTTGGAGCGATTTATACACCAATATACACCTTTTATACACCTTTTGCGTAAAAAAGCCGCCCCCTCATATATTAATCCAGTAAGTAAAGCCCTATAATTATTCACTTTTTACATTTTTCCCTTGACATTTATATAAATATATATAGAATAGTCTGTAGATAAGTCACTATGCAAAGCATAGAGATTAATCTATACGTTCAAAAAAATCCAGTACATCCTCAGCTACCTCAAGATATCCATCATCTCCGAAACTAGCCAATATCAGCATTTTTAGGCTATCATGAGCTTTCTCGTACAGGATATCAGTGAACTCCTCAGGATGCTCCTCCAGTGCTTTTTCTAAGTGATTTTCCACTTGCATCATAGCTCTTTGACACCTTCCGAAAGTCTTCTCGTAACGCTTTTTCATAGTCTCCATCGTATAACTCCTCTACATGATTTAAAAACTGTACAAAATTATAAAAACTTGATTCTCTAAATACCTTAAATAACAATTGCCTTTCATTTGTAGTCAATTTATGGTATGATTCTTGCATGATTGTCTCCTTTTCCATAAAAGCCAAGCCCTTTAGCGTAAATAAAGCGTACTATAAGAACAGGCAATTAACCCAAGAAGCACGGCAGTGGAGGCAGGATTTTCTACTTCAATTGCAGAAACCAGAGGTACTCCAACAAATACAATCACTAAAGTCAATGTGGCACTCTTCAAAACATTGCCTATCTGTCTCATACGACTTTTTCTATCCATCTGAAATCCTTTATACTAAAAAAGGTGAAGTCTCAAAGAGATCAATGGACCTCACCAATATTGAAAAGTTAATTCAAGATAATCTATTTGAACATCGCTACAATGGTAGGGAAATCCAAGGCGTTATCATTGAAAATTTTGACATTGACGACAAATTCATTGTGAACCTCCATTCTCGGAAATTGGCACATAACCTGCCACATCACGAAATTCTGATAACCGTTGAACTTTTGCCTCTAAAACCCTTACCTCTATAGTTAAATCACTTAACGCTTCCGCTAGATCGTTTATGTTCAATGTACTCTCCCCATTCGTTTTTTTCATTTGCCTTATCCTCCTTTACAAATACTTCTTGATCATTAAATCCATGCGCTACTAAATCATTATCGCCTTTCCATGCTTTATAAACGGCTTTACCACCCACGCCAAACTTACGATACCATTCACTTCTGCTCCTGCTAATTTCCCTTAACCACTTTCCATTGCGTATTTTCTTCAAAGGATATAATTCATGGTTCTCGCTAGGTTCTGCATAGGCATAGAAACCACAATAAATACATATCTCCTCCTCATCTACTTCGGTAGGATATAACTTTTGATGCTTAGGACTAATGCAAACTTGCTTTCCTTTATTACATGTACACATCCATCTATTTGACTTGGACATTTATACCTCGCTCTTCCAAGTTACTGCCAATATTACTCAGGTTGCGCACTTCAATTTGATCGTCAAAATGCCCGATCCTCGCTAAGGCGGCAACGATTGTCTTAACTGTTATGTCTTGATTGGTAGGATGTTCTCTAATGATCATACCTCTACCCTCCAAAAACAAGTTAGCAATCTCTTCAAGCTTTACATATTTACTTAACTCCTTAGCATAGAATTTCCTGTTTTGTTTATATTTTTTTATCTGGACACCTTTAAACATTATCATACCTCCGTCTTGTATTATTCACTTCTTTAATAATGCGTTCACTAAATGGATTTAACATGTCATTTATTTTACCTACAATGTTTCTATACTCCTCGCTCCGCTTCTGTAATGTAGTCGATATTAACTCCAACATCAAGAGCAAACTGTTCTAGAGTGTAAATCTCCCTACCTTGCCCTCCGTACATGGTATCGCAAACCTCATCTGATATCTTTACAATCTTAAATTTAAATTCTCTTGCCTGTTGTTTAGCAAACTTATATTTTTCATACAGGTTTTTAGCTAACTTAATTTTAGCTTTACGCTCTTGTTTATTCATTACTTACCTCCGTTTATTTTAGTCGTGATTTAAGAAAACCACTTTCTTAATTTTCTACTGGCTTAAACCATTCTGGCGTTACTGTATTTTTCCACTTTGCCATGTACGCTTTACCTCCGTTGTAGTAGTTTCTATATGCTTGTATTGTACTCTCATTTTTGTACTCGTCAGGCATGCATTGAGGTGCCTCATTGATGTCTAAAGGCTCCTTTATATTATCTAATGGTATATTCTTAGGGTACATGCACAATGCAAACCTAAGCTTTTGCCATGAGGCATGAGACTTGCCATACCTTGCTTTATACTCTTGACTCAAACTAAACAATAGATCAAATACATACTGATAGTTACGTGCATTTTGTCTTACCCAAACTGAGCTTGGATGATTCTTATGCGTTGTTTTATAGAGTGCCTCATCCATCCATTCATCTAATTCACCTTCATCTAATACACGATGCGCTGTACTCAATAGTTGACAATACTCTAGTATCATCTTAACGACATGCTTGTCGCAATGGTATTTAGCGCATTGTTTAGTATCAGTATCTAAGAAAAATATATTCATAGTTAATCCTCCACCCAATAGGGAGTGCCATCATAGTCAAAACGTATATCTCCTTCTGTTATACGTAAATCATAGAACTCCTCTTGCAATGTTTTTAATATATGAGGCGCAAACTCCTCAAGTATTTCAGACGCAGTCCAGTTGTGATCTATATCCGCATTAAATTCATTCATGTTAATCATTTTAAATCTCCTCACCATTTACATAAGTAATAAAATTCTTAGTGTACACGTCAACGCCTAATGCTCTTAATCTTGACTTAGTTGTTGGGGTAGGATATGCCCTAAGTGTGTCTAAATTGACTATAGGTGTGCCTCCATTTACAACGCTTGCAATGTGATTGCCATGTAAGAATACGTGTGCTGTATTAGCATCAATTTTAACATGCGTATTAGCTAATGTAAAGTTTCTACCTTGCTGAATTGCTTCTACCATTTTCTTCTCTATTACTCTCATATAACCTCCTAAATAAATAAATCAATGCCTAATGCACATTTAATTTGATATAATACAAATCCTATGCCAAATAAAACAAAAGAAAACAGTAACATGTAAGCAGCGATGCCAATGAAAGTGTCAAACATTTTGGCAATAGTGTTTTTATTAAACAGTAGCAATGCAAACTTTTCGTTCGGGTCTAAATTATTAAAGTTCATTGCTATTTTCCTCTTTTAATACCTTAGTTATAAATCTATCCGCTTGATAATAATATTGAAATTCGTTTATAACCTCATAACTCTCTAGATCATTACTTTGCAATCCATCCGGTTCTATAAAATATTCACCTTGCGATTTCACAACTAAAAAACTCATTCTTTACCTCCTTTATAATAATGCAAAACTCTCCGCAATGCCTCAACATCCTCCAGGTCTTCTGCGGTTTTAGCATGCCATGTTAAATCTTTAATAATGATCTCTTCTAATTGATCGAACGTTAAATCTACTAATACTTTCATTTTACCTCCTAAAATGGTATATCTTCGTTTGGATCATATGTTTGGTCTAACTCTCTCCATAACCCCAAGCATATCTCTTCAATGTCATTATTAGGTGAATTGATCCTTTTAAATTCTCTAGTATTATTATTTAATAGAGAATCTACCATGTATTCAGCTTCAAGATAATTATCCTCGTTCAATTGATCAAAACGCTGCTCTATAAAATCATATATTATCATTATAAACCTCCAGTTAAATAGTACATTGAAATACATAGGTAAAAGAGGACCATTACAGCCCTCACGAATCCCCAATTAAACAGTCGCATAGTATTTACCTAATTTAGGATAGAACGTATATGCATCTCTTTTGAAAGCCTCTTGTTTAGTTATCTCACGCACCTTACCTATATGCTCGATATGGTTTGGATAATGCAATCGTGAATGCCCATCGCTGTACTGGACCAAAATAGACTCTTGATTGAACCGATCAAACGCAATAAATTCTAAACGCTCGATATCGTCGTTACGAGTAACAGGTACGAAAAATGAGATTTCACTTGAACCCTTGTAAACGCCTTTCATAAGTACAGGTTTGAAACCTGAGTGTCTCAGCATTAGTTCAAGCTGATTTGTGCGTGTATTATTTTCCTCAAGTGTCAAGTGAGATAATTCAGCAGATAATAATACGAATTGATTGTAATTTAGCATGATAACCTCCTATGCTATGTTATTAAGTTTTTTAATTGATAACCACCACGCATTAGTGCGTTCAACGCTCCTGCGACATTCGTCACGCTCAGCGTCCCATTCAACTTCAACTTCAGTTGGGATTGGTGGTAATTTAATAATATTAGTTGTAATTGTTTGAGTTTTGTCAGACATGTCAACCTCCCAGAATAATGCCCTGTGTTATATTATACTAGTGTAACGGATTTGTCAACAAGCTCCATTGTTTCCTTATTATAGCATCTGTAATATCTTACACCGTCAACGATGAATTCTACTGCAACAAATCTCCATGCGTGAAATGAAAATTCTCCCTTTGGTTCTACTATTCTAAATAGATGTACAATTGTATAATTTAATCCTTTCATGTTTTCTCCCTTGTTTTGGTATACCTAATTATTTCACGAATGATGCTTTGTGTCAACTATAAAAATAAAAATAATAAAAAATAATTTCGTGCCAGACAAGTCTATGCAA